AAAAAAAAAACGTCCTTTCAGGACTCTCCGGGAATGCCGATGAAATGTTTCAAAGGCCAGTGCTTCTCAGTGAGAAGAACACGGGATGGGTCTTGTAGATGCCTGACAGTGTCAAACCAGGTAGGGAAGCGGTCGAGGGGGATCGTTTCGTGACCAGGGATGTAGTCTTGTCGGTATCTTAAACCTTCTGGTAATCCGTGTGCATCAGGAGTGATGTCATTGGCTTTGAGGAAGTCATAGATATTCTCGCAGATTTGGAATACACGGGGGTGAACGCCACAGTCGGCGTAGGCGATGCCTATTGCGCGTGCCATTAAAGATTCCCAGGTGACGGTACGTTCAGGATGTCTGAGCATAGCGAGAAGGGTGAGTTCGTCTCGGTAGGGCATGGTGGCCTTGTTCCGATATTTGAGAACTTCTGCACCTTCTAGGGTGGGGAGGACTTCACTCTTTGTCGTGCTAAGGATAGCGCCGAAATAGAGTTGGGCATAGTGTGCGATCATTTGAAGGATAGTGGAGCAAATTAAAATGAACATGTAAAGTAAGAGAACGATGGAATCGTCGCCTTGGACTTTGATTGCGATCTTGTCGAGATCGAATCCCATACGTGAAAGAATGGTGAAGATCATGAGCATATTGTACATCGAGTCGAGGATCTGAGTCTGGAAGTATCCGGAATAGATGCCTGAGTGGTGGAATCGAAGTAAATCACCGTTTGGAAGCATGAGAGGAGTCGTGAGTATTGCGTCAGTCATCCAGTTCCAAAGGTTTTCTAGACGTGTCGGGTCGGTGTCAACGGTGTCGGGATAGTCGCGTGTCGGATGATAGCCGTGTTCGAAGGTAAACATAGGTCGCATGACCTTGTGATGAATATCTTTGATACAGGTATGACGTGCATAGCGATCAAAACCGGACCAGTCGAGGGTGAGGACAGTCAGGAAAGTGGCGAGGGCGAAAAATGCCCAGGCGTAAAGACGGGACCAGCCGCCTTGGAGTGTCTCGAATCCCCATAACATGGGGGATGCTTCTCGTCTGTTTAGGAGGGAGGCTTGTAAAGGCCAGAGAAACATGAGTTCGGACATCAAGAGGGTGGAGGGAGCGCCAAATACTAAGCGAACTTTGTCGGGTTCGTCGGCTTTTACGAGGTGTTGTCGTGCGAAGGCTGTGTGCCAATAGCGCATGTCGTGTCCAGCTGAGTTAGTTTTGTGCCCATCTTTGATGAGGTGAATGTGTTTGCGGTTGATGAAGAACATCTCGTTGTAGAGATTGCGTTTTGTCATTCTGGAGTCAACCATGTGTGGTTCGAGGTGTGATTTGTGAGCCTCAAAGAACAG